TACATGGCAACTTGCCACGTCTCAATCAAAACTAAACGTGTGCGATACAATTTGGCAAGATTATATTAAGAAGATTGCTAACAAGGATGTTATCGACGACATGGGGTTATAATGCCACTCACTCAAGACCTAAATAAATTTACGACCGCCTCTCCAATACTTGCAAGTTACAGCTATACAGATATAGAGAGTGGAAGTGGAGTTTCTATTTTCTATTTGGCAAAGACCGCAGACTTATATCTTATTACTCCGAGCACAATTTATAGTCAGCAAGTAACAACCCAGTCAGCGATAGGAGCAAACACATCTTATGTTAAACTTCTCGACATTGATTTTGATGTTTCTTTCAACACCGTAAGGACAATAAAAGGAACCGCTATTGTGAACGTTCCCGTCGGAGTTCATCATGGACATACCACAGGATTAAGTCATACTTATGTGATTGTTAAATTAAGACATTACGACGGAACAACTGAAACAGATTTAGCAACAAACCAAGGACACGAATTAGATACGGTTGGCGGAAGTGCTAATACCGTTACACTGATGGATAGTCTTGATTTGGTGGTTGCTGAAAAATTGTTTGCCAGAGGAGATACATTAAGAATTACAGTAGAGCAATGGGGAAAATATACAGCCGCTAATGCTGGAACAGTGTTTTTTGGACACGACCCAAAGAGTAGAGCAACCACAACATTAGACACTTACACATTTGGAACAACTCCAACAACCCTAATGGCACACATCCCTTTCAAACTCGATATATAAAATGGCATACAATTTAAGCAACGCAACCACCACGGACTTCTCGTCCGAAGTCCCAGACTTCATAGTGGAAAGCATGTCGTTGGATGTTTCCAACACCGACGGAGAAACATTTGTATATTATGATAAGGCTCCTGAAAACTTTGGATATCAATACAATCATCCCCAAATAGCCTCGAGGCTAAATTCATTGTGCACATGGGCATTTGGACAGGGATATGATGTTCTCGGAGACACAAATCTAAAAGTAACATTAGAATATATTAATGGGAATGGGAAAGAAACTTTTCCAAATATAGTTTGGAACCACGCAAACATAAAAGAGGGACACGGGGATAGTTTTACAGAAATAGTCAGGGACGACGACGGAACATTAATCAATTTAATTAACATAAGTCCCGAGAGAGTCAAGACCGTATTTAAAGGAGCAAGGATAATTCGTTATGAAGTTTACAACGGGAAGAAGTGGGTTAAGAAAAAGCTAAATGAGATTTGGCACTCAATGAATAAGAAAATAGGGGATAGTAATATTGGAATTGGAGATATACAAGCCAATAAAACCGTAAACGATGCAATGATTGAGGCATTCGCCGACGAGAGAGTTATCAAACACAGAGACAAGGCCTTGGGAATTGTTTATTATAAAACCAACAACGAGGGTAAAATCTCTTATGCAAATTCTCAAATAGAGAAGGCGGTTAAGAACGGAGAGATGGTGGGACTTCCCGATGACACTGCAAAGATTGAGCCATACCCCTCAAAGTCTTCAGAGGATAGACAGAATTGGTTATCTTATGTTGATGAAATGGGATATAGAACTGGAGGAGTCCCAAAGACAATGACAACATCCGACGGAACTTCGGAAGTCGGGGGAATTAACGGACATTTAATATTCGAGCCAATCTATGGAAAACTACAACTCGACATGGAAAATGAATTATGGCAACAAGTCGCGGTAAAAATTAAATTTAATAGACCCCCAAGTTTAGCCCCAAAGACTGCAGAAAACGCAGAGAAGAACACGGGACAAACTGCGATACAACCCGCAGAGGTCGAACCCAAACTCAATAGATAATGGCAGACATAAATCCACAAGGAACCCAAATAAGTCCAATCCCTCAAATGCCCGAGGACGATAGGACGGAAGAACAGAAATGTAATGATAAAGGAATAGGGTGGTTTTGGGATGCAACCACTCAAACTTGTATACAAAAACCCACTGAACCCGAACCAGTAGCACAAACAACTCCTCCCCCTGTTACATTAGGACAACCCGAAATTATAAGAGGAGAGACTGGACAGATGACAGGAATAACCACCCCCGAGGGTCCATCATATTTAGGACTTCCAGCGAAGGAGATTAGAAATATTGCAGGAAAGGATTTACAAAAGAGAGAACTCCCCGCAGGAACACAGGAGGCAGGGACCGCACAAGCAGAACAGGAGAGACAAATAGAGGCTCTTGCATTACAGGCAGAGATACAACGAATAGACCAAATCCCAATAGGACAATTAACCCCAACAGATTTAACAAATAGGCAAACTTATCAAGCCGCATTATTAGGAGGAGCACAAGACGCAGGAATAGGAGCAGTTGGAACCGCAACTACTGCCGCAGGTCTTGCGTTTGCAGGGGGAAAGATTGGAGCCGTTGGCGGAGCAGCAGGAGGTCCCATTGGGGTAGGAGCAGGAGCAGCAATAGGAGCAGGGATTGGTCTTGTAAGTGGAGCCGCTATTGGAGCATGGAGAGCATGGAGCGGAAACATTAAATCTCAAGCAGTAGGATATGAACAACAAAAAAGACAAATTGCTATGGCTGTTCGTAGGGATATGACAAAATCATTATCTACAATGTGGAGCGGTAGAGGGAATAACCAAGAACTTGTCGACGACATAAGAGAAAGATATTTAGCAGGAAAGACAGCATGGGGTCAATTAATGCTAGACACTTCTCAAGACATTCAGTTAAGGAGAGAGGTGGATGGAACAAAGACACTCGCACAATTTGAACAAATGTATGCAGAAAACGGAGAACTACAAGCATTATTGAATGAGGCAGAAGCCGCCTTATTCGCTCCTCCAAACGAAATGAGAGCTATGCAGTTAATGATAGCCGCAGGAGAATGGAGTGAATGATAGAACAATCCTTATTAAACTACGGAGTGCTCGGACTATGGACACTCACTCTTATCGTCGAGAGATACAAGTGGCAACAATCCTTAACAAAAGCAGTAGATAAACTTACGGCTGCAATAGAGAAAACTTTATAAAGGCGACACACCTAATTATTTAATGACAGATGGCGAACAAACAAATGAGAGTAACGACACAGGAGTTAAGACTGATACGTCTGTGGAGAATACTGACGAACCTACTTCTCTCTATGATAAGACTGAAGCGATTGTTACAAGGCAAGAAGCCGCTAACAAGAAAACGGAAGAATTATTAAAGAGACAAGAAACCTTATATGCTAACCAAAGACTTGCTGGAACAGCAGGCGGAAATGTAGAAGTGAGACCAAAAGAAGAAACCCCACAAGAATATAACGAGCGAATTAAAAAAGAACTCTCGGATGGTAAACATGTCGACTGATTATCTTTATGAAGAAACAGATTCTAGCAAAATAGGTTCGGCAGAAAGCCCCGCAATAAATAAATTAACTAATATACTAATTGATATTTTAAAGGAATTAAGGCATATAAAATGATTGAAGAAAAGGATGAGAGTTTTGAGATTATTTCTGAAAAAGAAAAACTTTTAAGAGACGCATTAGTGAGTGTTGAGAGTGATTATATTAAGACAGAAGTTAATGGAGCTCTATGCACAAACTTAATCAAATTCTATAAAGCCGAGATTAAGAAAGAGGCTGATAAGAATGCAAAATAAAGTTATCTATAAATATGGCGCATACTGGATGAAACCTACGGAGCCAAAAAATGCACGTTAGTTTTATTCCTTATGGAGAACGTTCTTGTGTTGAGAGAATGTTGAGAGACATGGAGAGCCAAAAGTTTTTAATGCCAATGACTAAAGGAAAGAAAAAGAGAGGGGCCTGGATACCAGGACAAATAAGAGACCTCCCATTTGGATTTAAAGAATATGTTTTTCCTAAAGAAGGACTTGATATGGTTTTGAGAACCCTTAACGCCGCACAGGTAGGAGTTTATGGAATTAATTTAAAGAAGATTATTTATTCTACGTTTAGAAAATTATTGAAACTAAAACCCATTCCGAAGTATGAGAAGAAAGGGGAGTTCTTTATGTGGGGAAAGGCATTTGTGAGCATTGTTGTTCTGGGGATAAGAGAGGATGGGGAGATTGTTGGGGAATATATAGACGATAAAGGCTGGACGCACGAGGCATTATGATAGACTGGGAGATAAGATTTTACATAATTCTTGGTATTTCTGTGAAATTGTGGCAATTATGGAAAGAGGGTAAATTCCGAAAGATTTAAATAGTATTCGGTATACCGAATATCATGGAAGACGACCAAAGTGAGGACGAAGAATAATGGCTAACGAAGCAGTCCTAAAAGTTGAAACACATATCCCTGTAAATTTTACTTGTTCTACTACTGTAACTATTGAGAAAGGCGCAATTTGTAAAATGACTTCTCCTATGACAGCCTCATTAGCAGACGGGGACGCGGACATTGTTGCAGGAATAGCACAATCCGAGAAACTTGCAGCAGATACTACTCAAACTTCTGTAGCAATTTATAGGGGTGGAATATTTAGAGTTACTTGCTCGGGAACTATTAACGACGGAGACCCTGTTATGACAGGCGCAAGCACAGGTGGCACAAATTATGTAGCAAAGGCGACTGATGACTGCGAACAAATTTTAGGAATAATGATGGAAGACGCAACTGATGGACAGACTAAATTAATGGAACTACGCCCAGTAGCGGTCCAACTTGCATAATGGTAGAAACAGCAGGACAAGCATTAATTAGAGACATTGATATTACCAAAGGCGCAATGGCAGAGTTCGAGGAAGCCTTAATTTTTAAATCATTAATTTCAAGTGCTCCAACAAAGTCGAGAGAGATTAAGTATTGGGTAAAGACTTCGGGATATTTAACATTAACAGCCCCAGCAAAATTAAGCAACATTGCTCCTGGATCAAGACCATTTGTTGCTGAAACTTCTTGGACACCCACGACTGTATACTCTATAAAATATATGCTTGACTCTCCAATGATTAACATGGAAGATGAGAGTGACTCTGAAGTGCAGGTATTTAGAGACAACGCAAAGGATGTTGTGGAAGCAATAGCAAATGATGTTGATGGGGATATTTGGGATGTTATTAGTGAGAACCAATCCGCAGACCTTATTAATGCTGTAGCAGCAAACGCCCCTTGGGCAGCAGCAAGCGGACAAGACCCATTCGAAGATATTATGCAATCAAAGATGGAGATAAGACAACAGACAAAGAGAAGCATAAGGAATGGAGTATTATTGTTAAACGCACAAGGAGAGAAAGACTTATTGGTATGGCTTGTTTCTACAAAAGGCTCAAGTGTTCCAAACTTTGCAAGTGAGAAAGTAGGAACTGGAACGATTGATAACTTCGCTGGATTGAAGGTTGTTGTTTCCGAGAATGTAACTGCTACGTTTGCATTTGTTGGAGATTTAAAACAGGCTGCTGAATATAGAACATTCAAACCATTGCAGACATGGATAATTTCAGAGGAAGGAATTGGTAGGAAGATAAGAGTTTCAATGAATGGAAAGGCTATATTGAAGAAACCTAAATTCTGCGCCTTAATTACTGGAGTTGCTTAATATGTCGGAAGAAGTTAACAAGAGGCTATTTGCACATTATACTAATTTATCTAATGGGAACTATAAGAGTGGTAATTCTGTCCAAGACGAATTGGTTGCCTCTGACGCAAAGAAACATTTAGCAGATTTAATAAAGAAAAATCCATCTCTTGTTGAAGTCGAGGAAGTTGTTGAGGAAGTTGAGGAAGTTAAGGAATCTAAATCTAAGGGTAAGAAATAATGGGAGAGAATGTTAACGATAAGAAATCAAGCACATCTGTTGCGGAAGGAGCATTTGTTGAAAATTCTGGGGGAACTGCTGTAAATGTTGATAGCACCTTTAGAGGATATACATTACAACAAATTGCAGAGGCATTAAATCTTGCAGGAGTTATAGCATAATGGGATTAGGAGATGTAACAAGCACATACGAGGGAACGTTTGCTGCGGCCGATGCTGCATTATTAACAGAGTTAGATACATTAACCACAGGAGCAGCCACAGCAGGAGCAGATATTAAGAGTATTGTCATGGTCCCAACTGGTGGAGGAGATAGCAGGGTTCATGTATTCACTATTACAAGGGCGGCTGCATAATGGTAGAACACGAATTTAAGGCTAAAGAAGATAAGAACGGGGAACTCACCATCATGCCTAATATTGAGAGAAAGGGAAATGATGTGATTGTTCACATGCCCTCGATGGAAATGATAGGAAAATTTAAGTTACAAAATGGCAAGCGGAATATACAACAGATTTAAAGCGAACATCTTTAATAAGATAGTGGACCTTGAAGGCGATACTATCAACGTCTCCCTATATGATGATTCACACTCCTTCACAGCCACGGACACGGTTTATACTACTACCAACGAACTTGCAACCGCAGGCGGCTATACCCAAGGGGGAAAGGCTCTTGCAAGTAAGGCAGTAACGGAAGCAGCCACAACTAAATGGGACGCAGCAGACAGCACTTGGACCTCCGCAACTTTTACTGCTTACCATGCAGTGATTTGGGATGATACAGTGGGGACTGATGATTTAATTTGTTCTATTGATTTCGGCGGAGCACAAACAGTGACCGCAGGAACTTTCACAATCCAGTGGCATGCTGACGGCATAATTACTCTTGCTTAATGGCTCTATCAACCAACCTTATTTCTTACTATAAGCTTGACGAGGAGTCAGGAACAACTGTAAATGATGAATTAGATACAAATGATTTATTAAACACAGATGCAGACATAGACCAAGCGGGGAAAATTGGGACAAGTTATCATTTTGATGGAACAGCAACTTTAACAAAAGAGTCTTCAATAATAAAAGGGACAAGTGCATTAAGTTTTAGTTGTTGGGTTTATATAGATAGTGCCAGTGCACTTTATGATGTTTTTAGTGATGTTACAGCTGCAAATGGAGATTTAGAATTTTGGATTTGGAACGGGAAATTAAATTTAAGAAGCTACATAGGAACATCAACAAATACTTGGGAGAGCAAAGGAACAACAGCTATTGCGGCAGATGAATGGACTTATATTGCAGTAACAAAAGCATCAGGTATAGATTCAGACCCTACTTTTTATGTAGATGATGATTCTGAAACTCCGACAGCAACTTATACTGGTGGCAAAGGGAGAGATGCAGGAGTTGGTTTAAGTATTTCTCGTAAATTTTATGGAAAAATTGACGAAGCTGGCTACTGGTCAAGAGCATTAACCTCAACAGAAGTAGGGGAACTTTGGAATGGCGGAGATGGTTTGGCTTATCCGTTTGGTGTTAATAAGACCGTAGAACCCTCAACCCAAACATTATCATTGTCGGGAGAAACAAGTAAAGCAATAGTATTGGATAGTCCTTTGTCATTAAGCACTTCATTGACAGGGTTGGCACCCGTGCCGGCAATAACAATCTTTCCCTCTACATTAGAATTAACATCAGTGGGGAATGTCCCCCCTATTCTCCAAGAGCCCGACACATTAATATTAAAGTTAATATTCCAAACTCCCTCATTAAATATTCTTAATAACACATGGAGAAACCCTAACTATGGAACCAAGTCCACAAAAATTATTTCTAACTTGGACATCCCCGACGGGATAGGGGGAGTTATGAATCTACTTCCACAGGATTATCCACAGGATTATTCAAACGTGTT